CCTCTTCTTGTCCAAACTTGTAGCCATAGTTGAGACTTTCCTTTTCAGTGGTTTCACGAACCAAAGAAGAGGTGACAAGACTGCCATGCATAGCTGAGAACAGAGCCCCACCAAATACGCCGGCAACACCAAGCATGTGGAAAGGGTGCATAAGAATATTATGTTCAGCCTGAAAGACGAGCATGAAGTTGAACGTACCGGAAATGCCAAGAGGCATGCCGTCTGAAAAACTACCCTGCCCAAGCGGGTAGACAAGGAAAACTGCGGATGCAGCAGCGACCGGCGCAGAGTATGCAACACAAATCCAGGGCCTCATTCCGAGTCTGTAACTAAGTTCCCATTCTCGTCCCATGTAAGCGACGATACCGAGCAGAAAGTGGAACACCACGAGCTGATACGGTCCGCCGTTATAAAGCCATTCGTCAAGAGAACCGGCTTCCCACACTGGGTACAGGTGCAAACCGATGGCGTTTGAGGATGGCACGACAGCGCCGGAGATGATGTTGTTTCCATAAATTAAAGAGCCAGCAACGGGCTCACGAATACCGTCAATGTCAACGGGAGGTGCTGCAATAAATGCAATGATGAAACAGGTTGTAGCTGTAAGCAGGCAAGGAATCATTAGTGTTCCAAACCAACCCACATAAAGTCGATTGTTTGTAGAAGTAACCCACTCGCAGAAATTTTCCCAAGCAGTATTACGTTGTTGTGAACGTGTTGTAAATGTTGTCATTAAAATAAAAGTGCATGTTCGTGTCGTCGGTAAGTAAGACCATTTTTAGGAGTTGGCTCTCCATAGCTAGGGAGGGAATTGCACCCTCCGTTAAATCTATTTAGCTTTTTTTGCAGTCTTTGCAGAACGCTTAAAGTTCTTTGCCGTAGGAGCACCCTTTGATCCAGGCTTCCTCATGGTTTCTCCACTGCCTTCTTTAATACGCTTGCGCTTAGCGTGAATGTTTGCATAAAGACCTTTACCAGGCATTACCAGACTCCGGGAATAAGTTGACCAGTTAGTGCATATGATCCGATGGCTGCGATAACGCCAAGCATGGCAAGGCGTCCATTCAGCATTTCAGCTTTTTCGTTGTGTGTCACGGTTACTTCTTGGGTATACATTCGTGGTTCTTTAGGCCAAATTTGAGTGTCGTTCATCAGAAGGTGTACTTCACGCCAAGCTTGGTGCCATACAGGTTCTCTGCATCAAAGGCTGCTGACAGTTCACCGTAGATACTGATGTTCTCAGTAGCGGCAACAGAACCGCCGAGCTTGCCGGTTGCTTTGGTATCAGCTTCACCACCATCCTCAACAAAGAGGGAAGGGCCAGCTTGGATATACCAGGAAGCCCATTCATCACCACCCTCATAACCAACATGGAAGTCAGTTACGTGTGCGTTGAAGTCAGAGCCAGTGAAACCAGCGTTGTTTTCGATGTTCACATACGGGCCAGCAACAGCAGCGGTGCCGAAGCCAAGGAGGATACCAGTTGCGATAATAGATTTCATTTTAATTTGTTTAAAAAAGTGTAAGTGTGTTTTGTTCGATTCCCGTGAATACCCCACCCCAACCAGTAGTAGGCTGAGTTCATGTAATAGGTAACGGATTGATGATTAGTTTGGAATGCATATAGGTCATTCCTAAACTTCATCTCATTAATCATGTAGCGAGTTTGACCCTGTATTGAACTGGGGTCACAGTTATATCTTTTACAGAACAATCCAAGTCCGTCATAGCGTGCTTGAGTTGTCCATTGGATCAACCCATAGCCACCACGTAGGCAGTTATCGTAAGGTACGATTGCACCACCTTCGCAGATGTTAGATTTAAAATTACTTTCCTGTTGGACATTGCCCATCAGTACAGCAAGTGCAACTTTATCTGTTACTTCTGCTTGAACTTGAAATTGTTCCAGTACGTACTGCTGTTGAGCAGTACATTCTGGGCATTCAATCATTTAGAAATTTACATTAGATCGCTCAAGCTTTTCAACAATCTCTTGTCTATAGGCTGGGTCACGGTCATAGCGTGGGTCAGACATTGCAGCTACTACTTCTGCTTGGCTCTTGAATCCTTTTGTTTTTTCGGAAGATGCTTTGCCTTGCAGAAGGTTACCCTCATATCCAATAGCATCTTTGTATCGTGCAGACATAGCTTGCATTGCAAAGTAGGCACCGTTTGGATCGCCTTTCTCCATCACTGCGTCGTACATATTGATCTCTTGTTCGTTCAGGTTTTCAGATGCCCAAGCGATCATCTCTGTATAGGTTTTTTCACCGCCTACTGATTGCTTCAGTTGAGTTGCGATCTCATCTGTAATCTGTGGTCCGGTATTGTTATTGCGATAATCAAGGTACATTTTAGCTAGGTCTTCAGGCTTGCTTTTAGCTAGCTCTTGCAAGGTTTCCTCGCTAAACTCTTCCTTTGATTCTTCCCAAAGTCTGTCGAACAATGATGAGTCATTAGACTCTTTCTCCGGTTCCGGCTCTTCAGGTTGCTCTGGCTCAGCTGACTGTTCTTCATTGTCAGAACTGCCAAGCTTTTTCTGGAGTTCGATGTAAGCTGCTTCCAGCTCCTTAGCATTATTGTATTTACCAGCAAGTTTTTGTTCTTGCTGCTGCTCCATCTGTTCTCCAATCTGCAGTGACTCTTGTTCATCTGCATTAAGTTCGCCCCCTGCATTTTCATCAGAGAGCATTGACAATACTTCTGGCATAAATTAATTAAACTGGTGGTTGTTGTGATTGCATCTCTGCTTCCATTGCTGCTTGCTCACCGTTCTTTGACGGGTCCATAGCAGGTGTTTTCATTGCTTCAATGCTCATCTGTTGCTGCTGCATTGCCATCTGTTGTTCCATGGCTGCCTGCTGCTCTGCTTGTACTTCTTGCATTGAACGTACTAAGTTCAGTACATCAATACCCTGAGCTGCTGCTAGTCGTTTGATAACTTCCTCTTGATTAATATAAGTACTAATAGATTCTGGCCCTAATGTTTGAGCAAGAATCGTGAGGAATTGACCAAGACTTTCTCTGTCCTGCCCACGACCTAATGCGTTGATACCAGCAACGATGGTTGGTTTAACGATGTTCTTTGGAATCTTTGGTATGTCTCCTTTCTTCTGTGCATCACTGAGTTTCTTATTCAAATAAGGAACTAAGAAATCAACTGTCAGCAGTGAGAAGAGACCACCTAGTTGTGACTCCAATTCCATCTGAGTCATCCGTACTTCTTCAGCAGTAGTTCTTTCACTCTGCCTGATGTTCAGTACAAGGAATGCCTCACCAAGTCTGCGCTCCAATTGACCTGCCATTTCATATGCAGTTCTGAAGTCCGCAGTTTTACCAACCTGGATTACTCCGATGTCATCAGGTCTACCCTGGATGATTGCTCCGTTACCAGCTTGCGCCAGTGTGGAGGGTTTAGTTGTACTTGAAGGAGATACAGTAAACACAACCTTAGCTGCTGCTGCAGAGCCTTCTACCAATGCCTGAGAAAGTCCTTCTAAGGACTTCAGATCTCCGATAAATTGACCGACTCTTCCGCGACCGTAGCCTTCACCGTCTACCGTATTGAACCTCAATGGAATCCAAGGGTTCACGTCTACCGGTGCTTTTCCTTGAGAGTCTTTTAATACCTTACCTCCAACTTCTTGATGCCAGATAAATCTATTGTTGTCACGCTTGACATGCGTGTACACATCTACTTCATCTGTATTAGAACCATCGTCATTGACGTTGTCTAACAGTTCTTTTGGAAGTTGGCTCTCAATTAATTGCTTTGAGATACTTTCTTTGGTTACTATTTCAATGACTTGTCCGTTACCATCTCTCTCCACTACGTAGCGGTTCAGAGGATATATCTTGATTCCATGCTTACTCATAAAGACAAGAGCATTACCACTCACTACAAGATGTAGTAGTGCTTGGTGTACTGCAACTCGATCATCAGATGCAGAGATTGATTCGAGAATAATCCTTTCTACTTTTGCAAATGAAAGGTCTAGTTCTGATTTCATCTCTGGAGGAAACTCCTCACCAAGTTGGCTTTCGTCTAGCTGTAACTTAAAGAATGATGTTTGTACAGGAAGTAAAGCAAGCATTAATTTACTTGCCAATGTGACTACACCTTTGGCTCCAACCGATTGGTAAGGAGTTTTAAGGTTCTTCATTCCTGTTGTATATTCTTCGTTACCGCGAATTAAGTATGGAAGTGTAAGCTCTGCTGCTTGACGTGCTTCTTCTAGAAACTGGGAACGATCGCTCGCTAAATAGTCATACCTTGTACGTGCTGACATTTAATTATCCAATGTTTAGTGCTTTAATTCTTAAACCAGCTCTATTAAATGAGCCACCTATACCTGCTCTTCGCAGTTTCTGTGCCATGGTGCTAGGTCCACTAGCTGTTTTAACTCCAAGCACTTGTGCACCTTTTTGAGGTGCCATTTGCTGGGCCATCAGTTGCGTTGACTGTTGGTTCTGAGTTTCCATATCAGTCATCTGTTGTGAGAACGCCAGGTTCTGATCACTTAAACTTTTTTGATATGACGCCATGTTTGCAGACATTTGGTTCTGCATTGCCGCCAGATTCTGTTGAAAGTTTTGTGTGTTCTGTTGGCTTAAAGTTGTTTGCGCTTGCAACTGCTTTTTTAAATCTGCAATTGATGCGAGGTAAGGGGCATCGTTAAATGCTTTAGGTGTAGGTGCGGCTAGTGCTGATGGAGCACCGGATGTTGTTGATTTAATGTTCAGCTTTTGTGGGCTGTAAGGCGTCACTGGTGCTGGTGCTGGGGCCGCTCCCTTATTGTTTTGCCCTTGATTGTTTTTAGCAAAAAGCTTTGCGTAATACTTATCTTGCGCTTCTTTGAAAGCCTGTTTCTTTGCGTTCTCTAAAGTCGAACCACTCATATACTCCAAGAAGTCGGAGCCATCTCCAGCAGACAAATAGTCTGAGTAATCCTGAGCTGTTCCTATGTCAAATGAAGCCGTAGTACCTTTGAAGTTTACTGTCCCTGTCTTTCCATAGTCACTAAACTTCCCATCGTATGGTACGTAACTATATCCTTTTGACTTATTTCCTTTCAACTTTGATCCGACGGCGGAGGAGGCGATTCCTAGCAAACCTTTTATCATTACTCATTCTCCATATAATCAATGATCCACTCAACAACACTGCGTTGACCAGATCGATACATAATTTTTTCCATTGTATCTTCAGGTGTAGGGTTGGTTGGTGGAAAGATCTCATTTAATTGTGAGATCATTGCGTTAGCTTGCAGTCCTTTAAACTCTAAAAGGTCAAGCGTATTGTGGGAGGTTGACATTGCTGTGTTCAAAAAATGCAGGTACTCTGCTTGCTCTGGTGAATGAAAGTTCAGGTGCTTTGCCCTGATACATTAGGTTGTCGCTTTGATCCAGCCAAAATTTTTTCGACAATTTTCTATCTTCACTACGGTAAGCAAGTGGTTGCATTACCCAATTGATAGTAGCTTTGCGCAGCTTATCTAGGCTTGGAGATATATCCAAACCCATTTCTTTGCACACTAATGAATTGCAGGCGACGTGAATTTGTTCGTCTCTACTAATATCCGCAGAGACTGTTCGCATACCACTGTCACCAACAGCTCTAAAGAACGGGAGTAATACAAAGAAAATTGCACGTTCGGCAACCATCGCTTTGGTAATCGTGTGATCAGGATGCGCAATCCAAGCCTGTTGTAACGCCAAGGCTTCTTTTTCAGCTTGTACGTCAACGCCATAAGCATTGGCGATGTAACCGAGTGCCACGTCGTGATTCTCTTCGTCCCGTACATTTGAGAGCAATAGTTCTCGGGCGAGCGGCGGTACTTCAGTGGCCAAAGCATCAGTAATAAAATCTCCTACGGGTAGTTCCATGTGGCGTAGTGCTAAGGCACGGAAGATTGTTTCTTCTGCACCTTCATACACTGGGCCAGCTTCAGTTTGGACTGGTGTCCATTTGCGCTTACGCGCTAGTAATTTTTCATAAGGGTTCATTCTTGACAATCACATTGGGGTTCATCATTAATAAGTGACGCAAGATAATCATCAATGTCTGCTTCATCTAAAGCTGCGTAGGCATCCGACTTATCTTGTGTGTCTCCCATAACCTGAAGGCTGTAGTAGAGACTTGTTTGCGGAGACCTGAGCCACTCTTCGATAAAGGCGTTGTCATAGGTGACAACATCACTCCAACTATTGAAGCTATACCCGTGAAGAAGTCCTGTGCGATTGAGAAGAACCATGATGCCATCAGCAACACGCTTGTAATTCTCCCAGCCGCATTCACTAGCGATTTCTACATCGCCATATTCATATGTTTGTACACCGAACGTTCCGCTGTCACGGTCAACCGTTCGGCCTACTGGTGGTGCAATCTCTGGTGTACATGTGTAACCATCTAGATCTTTACTCCTGTAACTGCAACTTGCAGTAGGAGCAATAGCAAATGCCCGCACCATATTTTCGTGTCTGGCAATGTAGGCTGCTTTATTAATTCCATCATCGATTGCATAGACAAGTTCATAAGCAGGACTTTTGACAATATCGCCTGCGATGTATTGGTCCAGGGCCTTGCCGAACTGTTCGTAAGTTACTCCGTACCGCCGTAAGAGATTGGCAAGTCCGAGCATTCCGAGTCCAACTTGTCGGTCAACGACTGACGGGAGATATTCTCCTGAAGTGCCAACACCAGTTTTACTGTGGAGTTCACACAGTTCCGACATACCTTGAACGAAAGCTTTTGGGATGTCGTCGTACACACAGGCACCAAGGTTGATATGTTGCAACAAGCATGTGCCTCGTGAGGGCAAATATACCTCCAGGCATACATTACTTCGGATTCGTTTTCCTTCATTGTCATACTTAACTTTGTTTAGCCAGATGTCTCCTGATTTGATTGCGTGTAGGAGATCTGGTTTGAATTTGCAATCTCTCCACCACTCATCTGTGATGTTGATACACCTTTTGACCCATGGGAGTTCTGCTCTAGGTGTATTAATGAACTCCAAAGCGTCCGGGTGGGAGAGATCGAGATGAAGAACAATCGCGCCATTCTTGTAGACACCCCCGCGTCGTAGGATTTCGTTTAGTGTTGAATAGATTTTGCCGAAAGAGACTGGACCAGAAGCAACAAGTCCCTTTCCATTTTCTGAGTTTCTGGGTCGCAGTTTCGACAGGTGGATAGCGCAACCCGCTCCATATCGCAGAGCATGACTTGCAAATCTCCAGCTAGCTTCGATTCCATTTGGTCCTTCCATTTCGTCTTCAACAACGAAGACAGTGCATGACACTGGAAGCCGTGACTCAGGATTGTCGAGCCACGATTGTACACGTCCAGTACGTGAGATATATGATGTGGTCATTCGATAATTAGATCGTTCAAATAAGGTGGTTTGTAGTTCGGCCCTTTCAAGACCTTTCCATCTGCTCGGTAGATAGGTTTCCCATCTTCACCAAGCTTCGACATATTTGACTCATGGACACGACGCATTGCTTCGTCTAAGTCCCAATCCTGAGATGCAGCCATTTGATAGGCAACATATACAAGGTCAGCCAGTTCTTTTAACTGTTCTGATTGATCTTTGAAGTGGTATGCCTCATGGAACTCACTCCATTCCTCATCAATCAGTGCCTTCTGTACATCACGTACATCAGTAGCGTTCTGGCAGAGAGAATATGCTGCTCGGAACTCTTCCGCTTGATCCATCAAGCTCTGAGTCTGCATATGTGTGCTGTAGCTCATTTTGTAGATAGTGGATTGCTTTTTCTATGTCTTGTTCTTTGCTGTCTTTATGCCCAGCACGGCAGATGTACTTCACTGCACATCCAAGGTGGTAATTTAGCTGCTGGTCTCTGATGAAATCCCAGCACTCGATGGTGCCTCTGGTGTAGTAGGCGGGTGAATCGGCCATTGTTTAATGAGGTTACTTACGGTGTTAGCCAGCGCAAAGTTTTGACGCTGTAATGCCATGAATAATGTAATGATGTCAGCTTTATCTGCTTTAGGTAGTAGGTCTTCAAGTCTTCTCAGCTTGAATGACTGCTCCATCGTCGGCTCTATAACTGGCATCGGGGGTCCATGGAATGACGGTATGTTCGATTGGGTCATAATCTGTATAAGTAAGAATCCGAGCAAGCCTTGCATTCAACAGTGCATCCTCTTCTGTAAGATTTTTATCTGTGAATGCTTTGACTACTGTCTTCCATGTGTATCCATCTTCTTCAAACAAACTGACTGCTCGTTTAATTCCGATGCCCGGTACTCCTGAATAACCATCTGTTTGATCACCAGCTAGTGTCTGAATCAAGTGCCATCTTGCACCCTCTACAGGGTCAATCATGGTCAACTCTTTCATGTCAAACAACCTACCTGGAATTTGTTTCATATCTTTGTCGGGCGAGCAGATAATATTACCTGGATTAGCCGTGGCATAGATACCCATGGAATCATCAGCTTCTAGTTCAGGTAATCGAATTACCTCATAACCTTTGCCTAATTCTGATATAACTTTTCTGTAGCCGCATGGCTTCTTTCTATTTCGATGACCTTTGTATTCCGGGTAAATTTTTTTCCTAAAATTTTTAGAGTCACTGAAGAAAAGAATTAATTCTGGGACATCCCATAGAAACTCAGCCTTAAGTCTGCTTAAGTCCCGCTCAACCATTGCTAAGGCTTCTGAGAATCTACTGACTACAGTGATTACGTCATCACCCCAGTCAATATCCTCTTCTGCACCAGCACAGGCTTTGTAGACTATAAAATCTGCATCAACAAGTAGCTTCATTAATGCACCTCTGACCAGTCTCTGCCTGTCTTTGCCTCCGCTTCAATGGGGATTCGTAGCTTGTAGTACTCTCCAGCCGCTGCAGCGCTATATACCAGGGATGTAGATAAGTCTGCTGCGTGTTTTGGGTCGCACTCAAATTGTAATTCGTCATGTATAAATGCAAGCTGTGATGCACACAGCCCTAATTGTGTGATTGTGTCGTCGTTTAATACCATCCATTTTTTAGCTATGCAGGCTGCGCCACTTTGAAGAAGGTAGTTTAAAGATTTATGGGGACTGTCTACTTTTATCGGTCGCCCATCAATGCTTTGTAGAACGCCTGTCTGCGAAGCTTTCTTTTTGACTGCTTCCAGTAGTTCCGCAAGTCCATCAATAGCAGCAACAAACGCTTCTCTAATTTCTTTGCCTTTCTTCTTAGCTTGACTGTCACTTAAGGTTGAGTCATAGGAAAGCCCAATCTTGGCATTGCCTGCTCCATAGAGGAAGGCATAGCTGACGGTTTTAACAGCTCTCCTGGAAATCCCAATCTTGTCGGCATTAACTTGGTGAATGTCTCCATTGAGGAGGATATCTGCATACCGACCTGAGTCAAAACGACCAAGATAGTGAGCGAGCATCCTAAGTTCAATCCCAGCAAGATCAGCGCCAACCATGATTTGGCCGGGCGTTGCCGTGAAGAGTTTTCTAAATTGTTGTTCACTTTTTACTTGACCTAAATTTGGTTTTCGGTGGGCACATCTGTGCGTGTTAGTTGCAACTGAGCAGTGATGATGTATACGTTTAGCATTCGTACATAGCTTGAGCCATGCGTTGGTGCCTTCTGAGATCATCCCCAAGCTCTTCGTAATATCGAGACATTTCAGAAACTCCAAAGCAATCGATGGACCACCTGAGGCAGCCATCTCCTTCAATACAATCTCGTCGATAATCGGCTTCCCAGTAGGACTCAGTTGAGTCGGCTTCCAGCCATGAAATGTTTGCAGAATCCATGAAATATGATCTCTTGAAGTTACGTTTGTTTCTTTGAGCCTGGTACATGCAGCACCTTTGACATAGCCTTGGGTCCGATTATCTCGTTTAGGAGTAAATAGTGATCCTGCAACGAAAGGGTGCCGGTTATGTAGTAGTTGAGTAGTTTGTTCAAGTTCTTTTCTGAGAGACGATGCAAGTTCCCATGCAGCGCGTTCATCAAAATACCATCCATGTAATTCTTGTTGTGTAAGTATTCGAGCTACTTCGTGCTCTAATTTGACCCACTCAGGTATTTGTGGAAGTGGTCGCATAGTTTGATTGTGACGTTTACATCTTGGGCGCAATAGATCTCCATCTCTGGTGACCATTCTTGCCAATCCGTATTCTTCCCAAACTCTCCTTTGTACTCACCTAGTCTGTGACCGTAGGCTTCTAGTGAATGTCTGCCACGTAGTTGTAGTGGCATGTTAGGTCTATCTAGTTTCCTATCTACTTCCAGCATGTCTGTGTGATACAGCCTTGATAGAAGCAAGGTGTCTAGTACAAAAGCTCTAGGAGCAAACCACGGATAAATTTTTTGAATTACTGGTAGATCGTAACCAATTACGTTGTGACCTACAATTACTTCAGCATCTTCTAGGCGTTGAATGCCGCGACTAATTGGCTCTTGATTGCCTTCATCGTTGTAGATAATTGTTTGATCAGTTTCGCTGTCATGAATAACAAGACAGTGGATTTTGGTAACCTTATCCAGTAGCCCGTTTGTCTCCAGGTCGAATACCAGCATTTTTCCATCGGTATGTTTTATCTACAAACTGAGCACGTTGTACAGCTTCAGGTGTAGGTGGATTGGGTTTGTGTAGTTTTGACTTTTGAAAGTCTTTAATTAGTTTTCTATACGCTTCCTGTTCAGCTTCAAAAATCTGTTGTTGGATCGAATCCGACATCTGCTTCAGTTTCATTAAATTTACAAGTATTGAGGTCGTAATTCAGTTGGCAAGCTTCACCAACTTCGCCTGAATAGCGATTTTTAAGGACTCGCACTGTTGTAGCATTCCGTTCAGAATCACTCTGTTGATCTCTTTCGAGTGCAATAACTGCATCTGATAGTTGGCCAATACTTCTGGAGCCTCTGAGAGAACGGAGTTGTACACGTCCACCCTCTTCGTGTGATTGTCCATTTGGAGGTGTTGTTGTGTGACATACCAGGAACATTGCAATTCCTGTGCGCTCAACTAATGACCTTAGTTTTGTCATTGTCGTATCAATCATTCGACGTTCGTCTCCTTCGAGACCACTCAATAAGATTGACAAGTGATCAAGGAAGATGACCTTAGTTTCAAGGCCAGCAGCCATGTATTCAATTCGGTTATAGATGTGGTCAGGATCGTAAGATCCAAACCCGTCAAACAAGTGAAGGTTCCAGTTAGCGATAGTTTTATCAAAGATCTCAACTAGCTCGCCTCGTTGTTGTTCCCCGAGGTGTAGAGACTTTCGAGCGGCGACAGACATGAGTCCGAGTGCTGTTCTTCGATTAGATTCTTCAAGCGCCAGGTAACCGCACCGCTCTCCCTTACTGAGAAGGTCAGCACATATTTCTCTGAGAATGGAGCTTTTTCCGACCCCAGAGCCTGCAGTAATCGTGACAAGCTCTCCGTATCTAATCCCGTGTAACTTGTCTTGCAATCCTTTAAATGGGTAGTCATGGTCTGCTGGAGGTGATGGTGTGGTAACGAGATCAAGGAGTGTTCTGGCATCAACAATGCCGTCAGGTTGGTATTGGGTATGGTCGTAATTACAAACAGCCCTAATTGCTTCGCTGTTAGTGTCTGCTAAAGCTTCTGAGGCGTCCTTGTAGTCTTCTAGAAAGCCGATGAAAGCCTTGCCTGGTGGTAACACACTGGCTGCTTCTTTAGCACCCTTCTGACCGGCTTCATCGTTGTCAAAGAAGATAACTACTTTGTCGTAGTGGTTAATCCACTCGTAGTTTTTTTGAATAGCTTTTTTAGCAGCAGGTGCACCATTTGGTATGGAAACTACATCCCAGTTGGGTTGTGATTCCCAGACGGACATTGCATCCATCTCACCTTCTGTAATGACTAGCTTTGATGACTTCTTCGTTGTCTTGTGACGGAAGTTTTGCATCCCGAACAGGGATGACACCTCTCCTTCACATCTGAACTGCTTGTCTTTAGTCCTTACTTTCGCCCCAACAACTTTGCCATTACTGTCGAAATAATAGTGCCGTAGGAGACCGTTACCGTCTTTGTAGGTTTTGAAGAGTTCACAAGTACGTTCTGAAATTCCTCTTGATTGCAGTCTTCCGGCTGATCCTTGGATTTGTACATTTGACACTTGTTGATTGTGAATAGTGGGTGAATCACTAAATGTGTGTCTTCCACATTTGTGACAGTGTTCGTGGCCGTCTGAATAGATACTGTTCGCATCAGACGAGCCACATTCTGGACACGGTATGTGTCTTATAAATTCAGATACACCTATCATTAGCCATAGAATTTTCCAACTTTTTTATTAAATCCCAATCATATTTAGAAGAGCCGTCTGGTCTTAATAGACTTTTGTAAGCTTCCCATATCCATTGGTATTCTCGGTATGGAACTCCCGGCTCTTTTTCGCCATAAGTAAACATTTCTTCAAGATACGAAGTTATCCAATAATTGCTCAACAAAGCATTAGCCCTAGCTTTTATCGCTTCATTGCTATGCCTACGCATCTCTTTTCTGTAGTTGTGTGCCATTAGAGGAGCCATTTGATTGGTATGCTTGCAAAAGAACACCAGGGAATGTTTAATTTTTCGCAGTATTTAGCGTATGTAGTCTTTGATTTCTTGCTGATCGTGTTGTATGGAGTTTGAAACACCATGCGAAGATCAAGCTCAGGATGTTGTTGTTTTACTGTCTTGATCTTGCGTCTGTCTGCTGAATCCCAGTAACCCTTGCATTCCAGTACTACGCCGTTAGGAAGTATGAAATCAGGAGTATAGATATGAGATATAACATAATCGACCTTGGTAGATTCATATTCATATTTGACACCTAGATCAACTAGAAGGTCAGCAACCTTCTCTTCTAGTCCTGATCTGAATGCCATTAGAAGTCGTCAGTATCCTCAACGGAACTGGGTTCGTTCTGCAGTACGTTAGGCATCATTGCCTTATATCCAGCTGTAGTCCCGAAGAGATCAATGACATCCTCAGTAGACATATCTCCAACATCAACACCAGCTGATGATGACAGCGACACTACTTGGATACCCTTCAACTTGAGACTGGTTCCATAAGTGATACCATCACGCAAGATGTATGGTTTCTGATACAAAGCCAGTTTTACTGTTGAACCGCTGTACAGAGGCAGACGTGTATCAGTAATTAGTACACCATCAGTATCAACAACTGGTGGTTTAGTGTCTTCATTCCAGCTAAATTTAATACGCCATTTTCCAGCTTCGACTTCTTCCCATGGTTCAGGCTTGAGGCTAGAACGCTTTGGATTCTTTAGTTTAGATTGTGCCCACTTGAGAGTTTCGACTCGATCCTCCTCAAGTTTGTCAACCATGTCTTCATCGACAATAGCTGCGAGAGAGTATCCAAACTTTGATGGTTGCATTACAGCCTGATAGCCATCAAGCAGTACAGGCTCTGGTGTTACAAATGTGTTGCGGCTCATTAACAGAAAAAATAAGTGGATTCAATTACTGACTCAGGTTTAAGCGTGTCAATAATCGGTGGTTCAGTTGTGGCTCCTATTTGCTCAGCCCACGAAGTTAAGTAGTCGTGTTCCGCAAATAAGTGCATGTATGTCTCACGAACAATGGCTGAAAGAGTAGCCATGTCAGTAGCACGGCATAAAACCGAGTCGTGTATGACGGCCAACGGAGCTTTGAAGCGTATTGCAGATAGGCAGAGGAGGCTTGCATCGAGTGAATGAATTAGGTTTGGAGCAGTTGCATTTTTATGGTGTGATTTATCTACTTTGTCTCCATCTTCTGTAGCGACCTTGACCTTGCATCTACCTAGTAGTTGTAGTTCAATAGTCTCTACTTCTTTCTTCATCAACTTTTGAGTGACGTTGAATCCAGATGGTGTTGTCCATCGAATTACTTCTGCACCCCTATCAATCGCTAGACCTACTTCCTTCTCTATCCATTTCATTACGCTCATCGGTCCCGGTACTACTTCATCCATTGCGCTGCGTACAGCATTAACAACTTCAGTAAGTACATCCTTCTCGACCTCAACACCTTTTTCTTTCAATGCATCTCGTATGTACGATCTGTTTGAAAAGGGTTTGGCGTTGTATGGCACGGTCATAACCGTTCTTTTTGTAGTTTTTCTATCCATATGTGGACGGATAGATTCTGGAACATTGGGTTTTGCTACCTCAGCAATGACCTTGTATGCATCTTGTGGTTTGTCACTTGGAAGTACATTTACTAAACGTGCAGTTGATGCATCTCTAGCTAGTCCTGCAAGTATTTGAAGACCACTACATGTAGCGTCTACAGCAACAGGTAGGTTTGTATAGTTCCAGTCACATAAGATGCAAGTATGGTAGTAGTGATGACAAGCGGCTAGATATTGCCATGGCTCGTCAACACATTCCCAGTCTCCAATGTTTCCAATAGGGTCAGTAGCAATTCTTGTTATGACCTCATGATTGTGGAGAGTATCGTTGATACGATCTTCCATCGTTGACTTATCTAGTCCTTTTGTAGTAGCTACCTGAAACCTAAGCCAATCTTCAGCTTCATGAGTCATGAATGCTTTTTGTTTGAAGAGTAACAAACTTTTTCCAAAGTCTGTGTCTTGAGGAGTGAGAAAGGACGGAATCGGGTAGACACGTCCACGATAATCGCAGCTCCAGGGGATATAAAACTCTTCTTTGTCTTCAAAGACAGACACTGCATTCATTGTCATTCTTGTACGACATGACCGCTTGAACTGCTGTGAGTTTTGGTTCATTACCTCTGCACAACCCCTTCTGTAATCCTTACGAGCTTGTTCGTTCGTATCGATGTCTAAAGGTTTGTTTGGAAGTGGTAAATCAACGATAGGGACGAATTTACCTACTACATGTCCGCGTTCTTGAAGTGTCTTAGCAACATCAACAATAAATGGATTTAGTGTGTAGGCAACATGCTGGATTTGATTGACAAATTCCAGGATTTTTTCTCCCTGTATACGGGTGGGATCACCCCGTCGAACGAAAGGATATCCCCGCATTACCTCATTCAAGACGTACCCGCCTTGCGTTTTGTTTGTCCAGTCGTTCGGTGGGATGAGCATCGGCCATGCCAACGGGCTGAATAGCTCTGCTTTGTCCATCACTTCGTCCCTTATTTCAATAAATTTGGGTGTAGGGACGATGTACTGAACAGTTCTCCTTCCTTCCCTTACCAATTGCTTTTCAAACCAGCCACTGGCTTTGCTGATGCAGTCCAAGAGCCAGCCGCCCAGCTTGATGCGGTTTGCCCTGCCCCATGCCTTCCAGTGGTCAACGTCATAGCGGTTCATCAGCGTTCTGATGACCACCACCTTTTGCTCTGTGCCGATTGAGCGGTGCCAGTAGTTCTTTTTCAGCGTGTGCAGCAGTCCCGGCACGTTGCGTTCGTAGTGACGCATCATGCACTCCTGCTCAATGCCTGTCCCTATGGCGTCTGTGACGTTCTGAACCTGGTTTGCTTTGAGCTTGCTTGAGAACACCTTGTCGAAGGTCACCTTGCAGCTAATGGCCGCAGCCACCTCAGGCTCAACGTCAGCCAGAAATACTTTGATTTCTTTGAAGCATTGACCTGTCTTCCCCTTGTGAACTCTTTCAAGTGCTGTCTTCTTGATTTGTTTAATGACCTCTGGCAGTAAGTCATCAATGGAGCTGATGCCGTACAGCGAGGCAGAGGCGTACTCCTTGTCTTGCAGACGTGTGGTGGTGTCGCGCAGTTTTTCCAAACCTTGCCTGATTTGCTGCCTTTCCAGTGCGACTTGTTCAGCTAATAGGCCCGTATGAAGCATGTAATAACTCGTAATAAGGATTGGCTAGACGCACTAGATTCGTGTTTTTATGCAATCCACAAGTGGATAGTACTGCGGCGCAGTGAGTGTGGATGATGTGTCCTTGATTAGTCCGCGTGTGGATCAGTAGAAACACGCCTTTTTAAGTCGCGTGCGTCTACCGATTCCGCCACGCCCCCACTGGTTTCTCAGCTTACTCCGGGGGTGGGTTTGGATCTTTGACAAGCGAGGTAGACCCGCTTTTTTGATCCGCTAGTCGCAACTAGAGTTGTGACATCAGGTCGTGGTCCTGGTCGTTGTTCTGGCTGTAGTAACCCTCAGTCACAGTGATGGAGGAATGACCAGCCCAGCCCTTGACCTTCATAGAAGGCACACCGTCATCAAGCGCCCATGTAATGAAAGAGTTACGTAACGTCTTCCAATAGTGCTGCTCAGTGATGGTCCTGTCCTCGCGATTGGCGTACCTCAGCACATGTTTCCATCTCCGGTGGAGGTTCCATTGATTAGGAAACTCATCAAAGATAATGTCATGGTAACCACGATCTGTACCTGTCCTTGATTTAAGCAATGGCTTAAGTCTTGGATGAATCGGTACTTCTCTGTAGTTACGACCTTTGGTACGTGTGTCCTCTGTACCGCCAACTAGCAATACATTGTTGCGCCAATCAACGTCGTCAACGTGTAGCCTTCGTGCTTCACCTTGTCTTAGACCACTATACGCACTTAGCTCAATTGCTTGTGCTAGTGCATCATC